TCTTCATCATCTTCATCATCTTCATCATCTTCATCATCTTCATCATCTTCATCATCTTCATCATCTTCATCATCATCTTTTACTTTAGATTTTTTCTTTTTAGATGATTTTTTCTTAGGCTCTTCATCATCTTCATCATCTTCATCCGCATCTTCTATATCATTACTATCCACACCCATGCTTGCTTGTTGTAAATCATCGTAAGTTGGTACTTTTAAGATATCATCTAAATCAAATACTTCTTCTAAAATATCATCAGTGTAGTCATTATCCCTTTCTTCAAATTCGATTTTACTTGCCTTAAGAAAACTATAACCACCACCTGATTGATTTTTGAATCTAACTTTAACAGTAGCACCATTTTCTAAATCACCAAAGAATGGTTCATCATCATCAAGAGCATTTATCTCTTCTTCTAATAATTCGCCAAAACAGAAATAAGAAATTTCCCAGAGTTGTGCTCCTTTGTCTTCATCATTTAAGTCAATAACATTAAATAATTCTCTCTCTTTTGGTTTTAATGCCTTAGTCTCTTCATCACTTATAGACGGGTCTTTCCTTGCCGCAGACCATTCTTCACATATAGGACAAGCATTGTTTTTTCCATTAGTTTTTGGACAAAGGAACGCTTTCTCAGCTGGACCGATTCCAAAATGCGTATAGATTTTTCTTTTATACCATAATTGACCCTCTTTAATAGTAGGATTATTAGATGTTTCATAAGGAAGTATATCTATAAGATTTACTCCTGCTTTAGGTATAAAGAAATTTACTTCTTTGCCATCAGGTAATTGCAGAGTATTACTACCACCCCCCTTTTCCCTAGCTTCTGCCTGTTCCCTTGCTTTACTTCTCATAGATGCCCTTGCTTTATTTTTCTTCTTAGCCATAATTTCCTCCTAATTTAATTATTTATTTTTCATTCTATTCTTAACTTTATCATCAGCACTTTTTTGCTTTTTCTTTCTTACCATTTCATTATCAATATCCCTAGGGTCTGCAGGTGCAGAAAAATACTGTTGACCTAATAATCTAACAAGATTTTCTAATGCTGTTTTCCTATGTTCAAAAGATTTAACTGCACTTGATAGTATTTCTACTTTATGCTTTAACTGAATAATATCATTTCTGGCTTCTTGACATTCTTCATCAATAAGCACAACTTCATTGATTGAACCTTCCGTAGTTTTAATATCACCTAGATATTCCTTTGGGTCTTTTCTAATTGAATTTTTCAATTCGGCAATAACTACATCCGCATTTTCTTTTGCCTTATCTAACTCCTTTCTAGCATCTGCTAATTGTTCCGAATATTTGAAAAAATTATTCGACTGCTCTAGCCATTCAATATCTAATGCGTTATGGTCTATCTTTAAATCTGTTTCATAATCATAAACATCTTTATTTTTTCTAGCTATTGTAATCACCCCCTTCTATTTTAGCTCCACAAAACGGACAGAATTTAATATCAATATCCGCTTTGAGTATTATTACTTTACCATCAGGTAATTCTTGTTTCATTTGAATTGTTTTATCTATAAAAACAATCCAATCACCTCCTCCACAATATCTATCATTGCAGGTATGCGTATTTAACATTTATCCTCCTTTCTTATCCATGTAATGCTTCATAACAAGCAATAGTTAATCCACTCATTCCGGTGTTATAAAATGGTTCCCTAAATGCATCCATAATTAAAAATGCCCTTTCATGATTTTGTTTTAATAAAACCGAATTACAATACCCTAAAACTGCCCTCCTTATATTTTCAGGTTCTTTATTTTGTAGCCCTTTTAAAATAGGAGTTAGCTTCTCCCATTTACTACCTTTTATAATCATTCTGCATAAGTCAATTATTTCTTTATCCTCCTCATTGACTTCAGTTATAGCATCAAGCATATTCTCTTGTTTCATTCCTGATAGTTTATCTAATGTCACTAATGCTTTTCTTGGAGAACCATTACTATTTTTAATAATTTTAGAAAGTACTTTAGAAGGTATCTTAAGGTTTTCCGCTTCCATAATTTCTACTAGTAATTGTTCTAGTAATTCATCATCTAGCGATTGTACAATAAAAGAAGTGCAACGATTAAGAATAGTCTTTAATAATTTATTTGGTTCAGTTGTACAGAGCATAAAATAAACATGGGATGGTGTGTCTTCTAGTACCTTCAATAAGGCTGACATTGCATCTTGCGTTGCACGATGGATTTCATCAAGTATCCAAACCTTACATTTACTTTCTATCGGTTGCAATAAAAGTTGTTTTCTAATTTCCCTAATAGAATCTATACCTCTGTAATCTGCGGAATCAATCTCTTTAATATCCATCCCTCTAGCACCCAATTCATAAGCTGTAATTCTAGCTAAGGTTGTTTTTCCACAATTATGATGAAAAAGACCCTCCGCCCAATAATTATTATATATAGGTACATGAAAATCAAAATAATTTTCTTTGCCAACCTCTGTAATTTGTTTTATACTGGTACTTGTGAATGTTGATTTATTTTTAAAAGGAGGTTGATATGCCAAAAGGTGTTTATAAACGAGAGCAAGGGAAATATCCATTCGGGGCAAGAACTCTTTCCGTAAAAGATGACATAAGGATTTCCAAACTTTATATAGCCGGCTGGAATATGGCTCAATTAGCCGAGAAGTATCATACTGGGATAAATCAAATTCGTCATTCTTTAACAAGGACTGGTACCTCAACTGCTGGGAGGCAGGCAATGGAAAAGAACCCTGCATGGAAGGGGGGCAGAGTAACGGATAAGGACGGTTATATTTTGTGTCGACAACCGGAGCATCCAAATGCAACGAAGGATGGTTATATCCGAGAGCATCGATTAGTAATGAGTAAACTTCTTGGAAGACCTTTAAAAAAGAAAGAGATTGTGCATCACAAAAACGGGGACAAAAAAGATAATCGTCCTGAGAATCTTCTCCTTTTTCAAAACAATGGGATTCATCTTGGCGTTGAGTTACTGGGAAAATGTCCCAAGTGGACAGAAGACGGACATCGCCGTATCGTCGCTCGGAAAGTTCCTTCAATGAAAGGTATTCCCCGGTCTCCAAAAGGAAGCGGTGTTCAGAGGTTACGAAAAAAACTGATTCAGAAGTTTCTACACGAAACATCGGGGCTTTCCGATATCGGACTGGTGGCAACGCTTCCGCCATTACCATCTTACCATCGGAAAAAGAGATAACATGAAACGCCTTTTTCTTTTGCCAACGATTATATACTGTTTGCGTAGTCCCATCCATAGGGTCATATATATTTGTATCCCCTCGTAAACAACCAGATTCACCAGTGAATAAAAATGAATGCGGTAAATCTTTTTTTCTTTTAATAATGGTTCTTAAAGAATCCACAATTCCTTCATTACCAATAATCTCATCATAAGTCTCTGGTCTATAATCTAAATGAAATGGCATAGTATCTGTTTCCTTTTATAATAATTAAGTTAAAAATAATGGCTATTTACCTTGATATGCAATACTTTCAGACTATATCTATATAAATATATGGGTATAGTCTGGAAAGCTCTTAAATCGCTTTAAACATTATTAAATATATTTAATAATAGTTTTAATATCTATCTCTTTTTTAAAATACCATGGTTTATCAACTGGTGCTAATTCATAATCAACTTGCATAGGAATAATTATCCAATCCCATATTTTAGGTAATTCAATTCTAGTAAAGTGTTCTAAAAAGGCAACTATTTCTTTTAATTCATCTGGTACAATATCCATTACGATTGAGTCATGTACCTGCCCAATAATTAAACTTTTCCATCCTCTTTTTCTTTTCTCTTTTTCTACGGCAATTAAAGTCAATAATAATATATGAAAAGCAACACCTTGTATTGGTCTATTAAGGACTTCATTTTTTCCCATCACTCCTTTACAACGAAAGCCAGTAATCAATTCTACTATTCCTGTTTGTTGATATTCTCGCCATAGATTTTTTCTCCACCTATTGTAAACTTTGAATCTATCTTCCCAAAAATGGGTTTCTACTTTTTTAAGATGGAAGGTAAATTGTTTTGAATTATTTATATTGCAATTCGCTAGATGCGTTCTTAATGATATATCCGTATCTTTTATTTTTAATTGTAATGATTTTATATTTTCCCATAATGACTTAGCACATGACTCATACCAATCTCCGTAAAATTGTGGAAATACAAAACCATTCTTTGCCGAGTACCGTGTATCTTTATGCACTTCTTTTTCTTTTAATTTATAAATTTCCATCGCCATGTCTCTATGCATATCTGTAGTAGGGTCTTTAATATACTTTATCATCATGGGGTCTTTATGAATACACGCACCGACACAAACTTCAATTCCTTTAAAATCTACCTCTAATAATTGATTTCCTTTTCTTGGAACAATGGCACTTCGTATAAGTCTATTTGCTTTTTTATTTCTTATGGGTATATTCTGAAAGTTTATATTGCTACTACTGGAACGGTAACTTTTAGTCATGTTTAAATGAAAAAATGGATGAAGTGTCCCATCTACTGTTTCCCTTATTAAACCTCCAAAATAAGTGGAAATCATTTTTTTGATTTTACGAATGGCAATCATATTTTTTACTAATGTTGTTTTGTTTGCTAATTTTTCTAATACTTCTTCATCTACAGAGGCATTACCAGCAGGGGTTACTTTTATTGGTTTAAGTTTTAAATGATTAAATAAAATATCTGCTAATTGTTGGGTAGACCCCATATTTAATTTGCTACCATATTGCTTAATCCATAATTTATAGCCCTTGGTTTGTTTTAATTCGTCTTCTAATTTTTCTGCCTCTCTCAATAATCTATTATGTTGTATTTGGCAATACTTTTTGTTTACAAGAAATCCTGTATGTTCCATTTTTGCAAATACTAATAACCCTTTATGAAATAAAGTATATGCTCTACTTACACCTTCTTTTTCCACTGCCTTCATTTGTAATAGAGTTAAGCGGTATCCAAATAGACTATCTAATCCACAATATAATAATACTTCGTCTAAAGGGGCTTCCTTCATTCTATTAAATGAATTACTGTCCTTATCATCGTCACCTTTAATAAATGATTCCATATTGCTATCATAATCGGCAATTCCAAAATGAAGATAAGTTTGAAATTTTAATCCGCTTATACCACCCCGACCATCCAACACATGAGAGGCAGTTTGCGAACACCATTTCCAATTTTTTACTTTGGCATCTACCCGTACTAATGACCAAAGATTTTCAAACTTTAGATTATGTGCAGTTTTGGGTACTTTACTTTCTAATAATTTTTTTAGATAAGGTTTTACTTTTTTATTTATAGGAAAACTAATTGTTCCATTCTCTGTTGTATAAGAACAGCAAACAATATCATGTCCTTCTTTATGTGGTTTTAATCCAGTGGTCTCATAATCAAAAGAAAGTAATTTTGGTGCTTCCTTAATTGTTTTCCTTATCTGTCTAATAATGTCCTTTGTATCTTTGGTAATAATAACTTCTTTTTTCTCATCTCTAAACTTAGGGAATGGTTTTTTGATATACCTAACTATATTTTGAATATCTTGTTTCCATACCACTTTAGTCACTGGTGATTTTTCTGCTTCTATAACTTTTGATGGATGGAATATAGGTAATATCCATGCTTGTGCTTCTCTATCTGGAATGGCATAACCACGCCATTTATTTATTGTTCCTAATTTCTTTTTCCATTTGCTTGCAATAAAAGAATAGATAGGAATATCACCAAGTAGAATAATTATTTTAGGTTTTAATTCTTTGATAGTTTTCAAAAGATATTCACGGCAATGTTGTATTTCTTTATTCGTTGGCACTCTATCTTTATTATTTTTTATAGCCCTGCAACGAACAGCACCTATTATCCAATAATCTTTTTCAATTATCCCTTGTTCTTTTAATTGGTCTTTTAAGAATTTTCCTTCACTTCCTAGAAGGTATTCTCCTCTTATATCTTCCATTTTATTAGGTGCATCGGTAACAATTAGAATCCTTTTTTTGCCTTCACCCCGAACATCCAATTTAGGAGATTTACAAGTTCTATCTAATTTACAATATAGACAACCTAGTTTTTTATTAACTGGTTTTGTTTTTATTGTAGTTTCAAAAAATCCTTTATTCATTGTTTACACCTATTATTGAATACGACCCATCTTTTAAATGTACTTCATTACCTTTTAATGGAGGATTGAAAACACAAAGTAAAATCACATCCTCAATAGCTTTAAAATTATGGTCATCATTTTTATCTAATACATAAGTAATATCTGGATATATATTATATTTTTTGTTTGTTTTTATATCATGAAGTATACCTATACCCGATAAGCAATGACATGATTCAAGATGTTTTTTATAATGCCAATGTTGCCAATCACCTTTTGGTATAACTGTTTTTGTTAGCGTATACCCCATATTATGGGAAGCCAATATAATGCGTGTACTTATAAAACCTCCATTAGGACAATGTATTTGCCTGTTAGTATTTTTAAGAGCGTTTGTATCTATAATAATCAAAATAATCTCCTTTAGTTATAAGTTTTTATATTTAGCAGTTATTTCTCTTTGGCGTAATGCTTGTTCTTTTGTTGGTGCTAGACCCATATATTTACAAGTATGGTCATTTTTTAAAATAGTTAAAGCAAACCTTTTCCAAGAAGCAATTTTACTATTATGAAATGGCAACATATCTAAGTGGTCGGGAAATTTTTGTATCCTCACTCTAAATAAATTTTGTCTACCATGTCGTGTAAATCCATTTAATTTATAGGCTATTTTGTGTTTTTTTAATTCGTCAATAACTTTATTTTCTAATCCACGCCCTACCCTGCCCCAATATAAAAAGGACTGAATAAAGCGTTTTTTAAAATTTTCAGCCACCTCCTTTGGTAAAGTATCTAAAAGAAATTTAGTAAATGATTTCCATGTATGCCCCTTAGGTAATTTAAAAGACCTATAATTAAGTTGTTTTCCATAAGTAGCTATGAAGTTTGCTCCTTGTACTCTGGCACACAATGTAGCCCATACATTAGGGTCAATTATCCGATATAGACCGAGACTAGATTTTGATTCGCTCATAAAGGGGGATGCCACACGCATACTATGTATCGGCACCCCAGCCTTATAAAAAATATCATATAGTTTATTATAGTCCCATTTATATTTAGCATTAGATACCCATATATCTTCAGTTCTCCAGTCATATATAGGATAACAATTATAGACATATTTGTTGTTCTTTTTTGTCCACATTTGTTTTTTAAGTGTTCTTTTTTGCTGATTCATTATAGCTCTATAGCGATTGAGACTTTCTACAGTTCTTATCCCTATCAAACAAGCTGTTCGTTTCCCTTGGCTATACCAATTTCCAAAACTGTCCCAAAAATTGCTATAATCCATATTTTCTTTAAAAAAATCAAATTTATGATTTTTAAAATTAACAATATATTTTTGTTTTGGCATAGGTCTTATCCAACGCTGTTTATCGTTTTCACCCCAACACTGCCAATCAACAGCATATGAACTTATAGTACATGGCAATGATATTGGTAAACAACACCAATAGACATCTAATATATCTAAATTTGACTGGATAATTTTGTGCATGAAGTCAAGAGAGTATTCATAATTAGCTTCATTATCCATAACCATAACACCGATTTTTGTTGTTATTTTATTTTTCCGCATATAATCAATCATAAGATTAAGCATTACACCACTATCTTTACCGCCTGAAAAAGAAACATAAATACGCCTAAAATTATTAAATATAAATTGGATACGCTCTTGAGTAGCTATATACACATTTTTATTTTTGTTATATATTCGCATTTCTCTCCTCTATTTCTATTTGTTTTAATTTTGAATACCATTTAGATTTTTTTGGGGTATACCCTAAATCTTTCATTGTATGGTCATTTTTTAGGATAGCCAAACAAATAGCTTTATATGATGGAGCTAATTTTAATTGCATTAGTTTTTCTGGTACGCTATCTGGTATGTCTTTTGGATATCCTCGTAGCTTCCAAATATTAATATATTTTTTGATTTTTTCTTGCATATCGTTTTTCCCATAATAATAAATATCTAAATGCTAGAGCATCTGCTTTCTTTTGCTGTCCTCGTGTTAATAATTTAAAACCTCCCTTGGCTTCTGAAGGGATGCCTTTAGCATATGCCATAGAAGCCTGTCCTAACCAAGCTATACGATTTCTATTAGTATCAGTTAAAAAATGTTCGCAAGAAAACGCCCATTTTGAGATAACATTTTTTAATGCTTTTTCAAATAAATATAAATCAGATAAAAATATTCTATATTGTTCTTGGGCTTCTTCTTTTGTTATCCCTAATTCATTAAAACTTGAATAGAATCCTGCTTTATAGCATTCCCATTTCGTCCATGGATGCCATATTTTTTTATTCTTTTTGTTCTTCATAATCATCCTTAGTTCCATTATCTTCATCATTAGATGCTTCCCAACTATCTGAAAAGTCTTTATTTTTAAATAAAGCTGCAACTCCTGTTATTTGTTTAAGGCGTAACAATTCATCAACGCTCATACCGATGTGAGAGCATATCCATCTATCGCCCTTACCCATTTCAACTAACTCCGAAACAATGGTACTCATTAATTCTACATTATGTGTCCCCCTAGCTCTATTATGCCGTATAGTTGATGCTATCCTGTCATTTTTATTTTGTTTATCTTCATTTATATTTACAACAGGAGCGTAACCAAATAAGCGATTTGTAATTTCTTTTTCTTCTTTACTTACTCGATTTCTGTGAAAACCATCAACAACTTCTATACCTTTTTCTGTTGCAAAAGAAACAATAGGCTGTGTAAATCCATCTTCAAGTATCGATTTTTTTAATAGTTCCATTTCTGGAGGTGCTACGCTATTTGGATTATAATCATTTGCGTAAATAGTGCTAGTTGGAACCCATTGAACACAATCTACTGGTTCATTTTTAAAGGGACTCTGTTTATGTAATTCTTTTCGTAACTCATTGATAGTATCTATTTTTATTTTGATTGGTAAACTTTTAAGATACCCAAATATATTTTTACATTTCTTTTTAATAGTATTAGATAATTCATTTTGTTTTCTATTTTTTGTATTATCATATCTAGTCCGTGACATATTTTATTTATCCTCTAAAAGAATAGTAAAGCAGTGTACAAAATTATCCCCTTTGAAAGATAGTTTGCCAGTTTTCTCTGGTAGATTCTTATCCTCTTTATTGATATATGTAACTTCCAATATAGGTAATATCTTTTTAAGAAAATTGGAATTGACCTCAAATGAAATTGGAGTCCCTTTGTATTTAACTCTAATATCTTCCTTAAACCAGCCAGCACTATTTTTAGATGATATACTCATTTTGCCCTTTTCTAAATTAACCAATACATAAGGAGTATCACTATTATATGGATTATTGCCACTCTGATTATTTGCAAAAATATCAGCCCTTGATAATCCAGATAATAGTTTTTTAGGCATCTCAAGTTCAATTCCACTTACTTCAAAATGTCTCTTTATATCAGGGAAATTACCCTCGCCTAATCGACAAGAAAATATAGTCCCTTGTCCATTTTTAAAATGCCCCCACCCTTTAGTAATTGCATATTCTTTAGGTGCATAATCTTTTAAAAGGATGGCGGAAGTAGCGGGCAATAGAAACTCCTTTTCTACTTTAGATTTTCCCATATTATATTCTGACATTCTAAATCCATCGCAACTTTGCACTATGTTTTTAGATATAAATAAACAAGTTAATTCCGGTCTGCTCATATTTGTACTTGCAGAGAATACACAAAAATCTATAGCATCAATAAATAGCTTAGGTAATTTTTTCCATTTAGACGGCGTATTTATTTCTTTGATAGGTAAAAGTATTTCCTTTTCAAGTAATATACCTGCCTTCTTTCTTCTACTCTGTATTTTTAATTCTTTAGATGTACATTCAATTTCTATTTCTTCATCTTTTAGTTTATCTAATAATGAATAAAATTCTTTTGCTTGTACTATGCCAGTTAAGCCTTTAGGTGCAGGATGGCTGATAGCAACTTCATCATTGTAAGTATAGACTCTGCCCTTTTCAAATACAAATGATGTAGATTGCTCAATCATTTCTTTACTTGCCAACCCCGGTTTAACCGCTTTCAATATATCTAATAATTCTTGTCTGTTAATTTTCATTTTTTCTCCTTATTAAAAATTAAATACCCCATCTATTTTCTCTTTCTTTTACATTATCAAACCCCAAAAATCCTTTATCATGCGACCTATCAAAATTAGTTTCTGCAAAGTCTTTAAATGCACATACACTATTATACATTGAAAACATCCAATAGCTCCTAAATCTATTTAATTCAGTCTCTGTCCATCCTTTTTGTGTATTGACATAACTATTTCTTTTTTCAGAATCCAGAGGTTGATATCGCATAGGAAATACACGCACTTTTTCTTTTCGTAAAATTTCAGCTCTATGTAAAGCATCTTGTGGAGTGTCTCTAAATCCAAATAACACATAACAGCTTATATCCTTAAATCCTTTCTTTCGTGCTAAACGAATTGCATCTACAATATATTTTTCATAT